GTGAAGACCCCCGCCGCCATGACCCCCACCCAGTTCGCGGACTTCGTGGCGAAGATGCGCGCCCAACACGAGGGTGTGGAGAACGCGTTCAAAACCCTCTACCTGGGTGATGGGGCAGACGCGTCGGTGGTGGGCGCGAACATGCAGCAGATGGACTACGCCGCCGTCCAGGGCAAGGGCGAGACGCGCATCGCGAACGCGGCCGGGGTTCCGCCGGTGCTGCTGTCGTTCTCCGAAGGCATGCAGGGTTCGTCCCTGAACGCAGGCAACTACCAGTCGGCGAAGAGATCATTCGTTGACACGACGATGCGTGACCTGTGGCTGAACTGGTGCGGGTCGCTCCAAGCCCTCGAGGCTCTGCGGCCGGAGCCGAAGCTGCGGCTGTGGTATGACGCGCGGGACATTCCGTTCCTCCACGAGGACGCGAAGGACATCGCCGACATCCAAGCCACCCAGTCGTCGACTATCTCCTCCTACGTCACGGCCGGGTTCAAGCCGGAAACGGCTGTTTCCGCGGTCCACGAGAACGACATCACCAAACTCGTCCACTCCGGCGCCTACTCGGTGCAACTCCAGCCCCCCGGCATGCAGGACGCCGACGGTGACGGAACCCTGGACGGGGACGCGAAGGCTGAGGAGGACTACCAGGCCACCCTCGACGCTGCCCGGTCCGAAGTGGCCGAGTGGGAGATTGAGCGGAAGGGCAGGCACAACGTCCGCAACCCCGAGGGCTCGGTGGGTGGTGGGCGGTTCCGGAAGCTGTCCGACACCATCGTCGCCCTGTTGGACGACTGGAAGGCCGGCGACCGTCAAGGGGATCCGCTGGCCAACTTCGAAACCCCCCAACTGAAGAAGGCCGCCGAACAGTTGGGCATTGAACTGCCCGCGGGCCGACAGTCGAAGCCGGGGTTGAAGAAGCTCATCCTCGAGCACCAGTTGGGCAAGAAGGGCGACGACAAGGAGTCCGAGGACAAGCGGTTCGCCCTCACCGACGGCCAGCATGAACTGCTGAGCAAGGCGTCGAAGTCAGAGTCGGGTGTGATCGACGTCGACAAGTCGGACCCCGACGTGAAGGCCCTCGCCGAAGCCGGCTACATCGACCTTGACCCACGCAGCAACCGGGCCGAGATCACCGGGCGCGGTGAGTTGAAGCTCAACCTGCCCCACAAGTCGACGAAGGCCGCGCCGAAGGTTGGGGACACCCGCGAGGACCGTTCCCTCGACGGAGCCTCCGACGCCGAACTCGACGCCCTCCTCAACGACTCGTCGGATGCTGAACTCAAGTCCCTCGCCGCTACCCGGAAGATCGAGGGCCGCGACGACGCCACTTCAAGGCCAGCCCTCGTGGATCTGATCAAGAAGGATGTTCAGGCCAAGCGAGAGAAGCCGGCAGCGAAGAAGGCCCCGGAGGACATCGACCTGACCGGCGCCGAGATGGAGGAGGTCCATCAACTCGATCTCGCCACCACTAAGCGGTACGAGCAGAACTTGGCCAACGGCGACAGTCACGAGGTCGCCATCGCCAAGGCGAAGGGCCAGAAGAAGACGCCCGCGAAGGCCGCCCCGAGGCTGTCCGCTGCTGACCGGGAGAAGCGCTCCAAGGCCATGGTCCGGGACTACGAGTCCGGCATGAGCATCTCCGAAGTGGCAGAGAAGCACGGGGTGTCCACCAGTGCGGCGCACGATTCGTTGACGAAGGCCGGCACCCAACTGCGCCCGCGCGGTGGGACGGCGAAGAAGGCGGCGCCGAAGGCCAAGCCTGAGCGCCCCTCCACTGTCGCTGAGCTTGAAGCCGAACTCGGCGAAGGGCTAGATCCGCAAGATCGGCGCGTTCTCGATACCGCCATCCAAAGTCTGAACGGCGGCAAGACGTCACGGCCTGCGATCGCCCGCGAGATTGAGAACGACGCCAAGGCGTTGCGCACCAGGGCCGCCTACATCCTTGGCGTTCGCGGCGACGAGCACGGAAGAATGCCCGGCGAAAGCGCCGAAGTCCACGCGGCGGGGGTGGCCAAGGCGCGGGCCGAGGCCGCCGCCCTAAGGCGCCGCGCCGACAAGCTCTCCGGGATTGCGGAGAAGGTCCGGGCGTTCAGGGCGGCACCCGCCGCCGCAAAGAGTGGCCCATCGTCGCGGCCCTCAACTATTGCGGAACTCGAGTCTGAGCTTGCCACCCTCTCCACCCCCGCTCAGAAGCGTGCCCGTCTACGGAAGTACGGGTACACAGCAGAGCAGATCGACGACATGGTGCCGCTCAAGCCGAGAGCAGCGAAGAAGGCGACCCCCGCGAAGGCGGCCAAAGCGGCACCGAGCGGCGGAGATGACGAACTCGACGAGTTTGTGACCGGCGACGCCGCTGTTTCCGGCAAGGCCGGGGCATCTGGGGGCAGACGTTCAGGGTCCCCCGCCGGGGCGTCTGCTACCGGGCCGGCTGCCCACAGCGCGGCGCTGCCGAAGTCGCCGCTTACGGCCGAAGCCAAGGATGCCCTTGAGCACTACGGCCTGAACGGCGCCTACGTCGTGGCCCGAATGTTCCGCGAGGGCGACGGGGAGATCAACGACAGTCAGGGCCCGTACATCGCCCAACTGGCCAGGCGCATGGACGCGATCATGGAAGGCCAGAGCCTCCAAGAGGCGATCACCGTCCACCGCACCGTGGGCAGTGTCCGCGTGCCCGGTGGCAAACCGAAGGTGGGAGCTACCTTCACCGACGCCTCCTACTCGTCCGCGTCCTCCCGCAAGGGGGCGTATGGGCACCGGGGCAAGTTCAACCTAAACATCACCGCCCCGGCCGGTACCCGCGCGCTGAGCGTCCCCAACGACCCGAAACTCTTGGACCGGGACGAGGTCATCTTCGACCGCGGCTACACCTACCGGATCACCGGCGTCGGCGAGCCTGATGCTAACGGTGTTCGGGAAATCGACGTCGAGGTGGTGCCCGGCCCAAAAGCCGGTAGCACCACCGACCGTGTTCAGGCGGCCCGCGCCCGTCAGGCGCGCATCGACACCGCCCGCAAGTCAGCCGACCTGCTGGCGGAACTAGAGGAGCGGATCGGCAACGGCGAGTCACCCGAGGTGACAGACCGGGCCGTGCGCGCCACAGCGAAGCGCCTAGGCCTGCCCGAGTCGACGGTCGACGAGATGCGCACCAACCCGGACTCCTTCGCCGCTGCTCAGGGTTTGACCCGTGTTTCTGGTCCTGCGGGTTCGGTGGAGCCGTACGACCCGAAGAAGCACAAAGCCCTCGGCAAGGTGCGACCGGGGCAGATGGTCACCGTGGTCCGGCCTGGTTACTCACATGACCCGGGTGATGGGTCTGTGGTCCTGGACAAGGCCGTCGTCGAAGAAGCCGACGACATCCCCCGCGCAAAGGTCGACGACGACCAGCTGCACCACTACTGGACACGCGGCGAGGGGTTGGCGAAGTGGCGCACCCACCCGCACCCCTGGACCGCGCTCCGCAACCACCTACGCAAACACGTCCCACTCGCTTCGGCCAACCGAATGGCCAGCCAGTGGTTCAAGGAAGTTTTCGGCTACTGGCCGGGGTCACGCAAAGGAACCAATCCGGTCGGGCCGGGCTGATGGAGGTAGCCGTGAACGAGATCCTTCGCTTTGAGCGAACCTGGGAACTCGAAGACATCACCATCAGCCGCTCAGGTGATGGTCGGACCGTCGAGGCGTATGCGGCGATCTGGGACACCCCCGCTGAGGTGAGGGACGCCCACGGCCACTACGTGGAGCGGATCTCCCGGTCGGCGTTCGACAAGTTCATCCGCGAACGCGGCCACCAGGACATTCCGGTGTACTTCAACCACGGCATGACCGCCGCCGGCACCCCGTCGGACATCTACTCGGTGCCGATCGGCCGGTCCACAGAGGTCCGCGCCGACGGCCGCGGTCTGTGGACCATCTCCCGGTACAACGAAGGCCCCGACGCCGACCGCGTGCTCGAGGCCATCCGCAACGGGGCCATCAAGGCCCAGTCGTTCCGGGGCCGCGTCTACAAGTCGGTGCGGCAGGCCAAGCGCGGCGGGGAGCGGCTCGACACCGTGACCCGCACCGAACTGGGCCTCACCGAGTACGGCCCCACCCCCACGGCGGTTTACAAAGACGCCGCCATCCTCGCTGTGCGATCCGAACAGGCGGCAGCCCTCGCGACGCTGCTCGACCAAGGGGTCGACCTGGACCAGCTCCTCGAGCTGGCCCGAACGTCCACCACTCCCGACGAGGAGCCGGAGACGCACGCCACTTCCGACCTGGAAGCCGGCACCGACGAGCCGCTCTTTGAGCACTCCGGTCGGTTGGCAATCCGCCGCAATCGTGTGCGCGCGGAGGCAATTCTGGAAGGAATTCTCAGTGGCACGTAAGTCTGTCGCGCAGATCGAGAAGGAAATCGAGGTCCTGCGCGCCGAGTTCATCGACCTGGACGAGTCGGAGTCGAACGACGACGACGACGTCACCCGGTCCGAGGAGCTCATCGAGGAGATCAAGACCAAGAAGGCGGAGCTCGACAAGGCCCGCGCGTACGAACTGGAGCGTGAGGCGGTGCGTTCCATCGCCGTCAGCGGCAAGACCGAGCCGGGCGACGGGGCGAACATCACCCGTGGCCGCGGGCCGGAGTACATGAAGCGGGTCGACCCGTTCGAGATCCTTCGCGGGAGCACCCTCGGCATGGACCGCGGCGAGATCTCCCGGGCGCTGATCGCGTCGAACATGAAGGCGATCGAGTCCCGCGATCTGGACGGCTCGGGTAACGAGAAGTACTTCGAGTCCGTCATCAAGCGGCACTCATCGGACACGATGTGGGCGGCGAACATGCTCGCCCGGTCTCGCCCGGAGTACGAGACCGCGTGGGCGAAGATGGTCACCGGCCACGCCGAGCTTCTCACGGAGATCGAGCGGACCGCGATGTCGTCCGGTTCGAACACCAACGGTGGGTACCTCCTGCCGACGCACCTCGACCCGACCGTGATCTTGACGAACTCCGGTTCGTCGAACGTGATCCGTGGACTGTCCCGGGTTGTCACCCTCACCGAGGGCACGACCTGGAACGGCGTCACCTCAGCCGGCGTCACCGCCTCCTGGGATGGCGAGCTCGCCGAGGTGTCCGACGACACCCCGACGTTCGCGCGGGTCAGCGTGGCCACGAACGTCGCTCAGGCGTTCGTGCAGGGCTCCATCGCGTCGTTCGAGGACATCGCGAACATCACCAGCGACGTGCGGATGATGTTCGCCGACGCCCGTGACCGGCTCGAGGGTGTTGCCCACGCCACCGGCTCGGGCAGCTCCAACCAGCCCAAGGGCATCGTCACCGCCCTCGACGCCTCCACCTCGGTCGAGATCACCTCGACCACGGCGGCGACGATCGGTGAGGTCGACCTGCACGCCGTCTACCGGGCCGTCCCGGTGCGGTGGCGTTCGCGCTCGACGTGGCTGATGAACCCGCTGTACTCGCTGGCCGTGAAGCGGCTCGGCACGGCGGTGGCCTCGACCTTCTCGGGTGACCTGACGATGCCGGTCTCTGACCGGATCCTGGGCCGCCCGTCGGTCGAGTCGGACGACATGCCCACCACTCAGACGACCACCGCGCTGGACAACGAGATCGTGTTCGGGGACTTCTCCCAGTACCTGATCGTCGACAAGCCCGGCTCGATGAGCGTCGAGTTCATCCCGCACCTGTTCAACACTTCGGGCAACCTGCCCGACGGCCGCCGGGGTCTGTACGCCTACTGGCGGACGGGCGCCGACGCGACGAACATCCTGGCCTTCCGGCTCCTTCAAGATAAAACGTCGGCCTAGCACTGGTCTTATTGGCCATTCACGCGTTGGTCTTGTACGCTGTGAGGCATGGACATACATGCCTCACAGCCCAGGACCTGCGCGATTGAAGGGTGCGAGAAGGACTCGTTTAGCCGGGGATGGTGCAGCAAGCACTACTCCCGGTGGCAGCGTCACGGCGACCCGCTCGCGCAACTTCGAGCGAGCCCCACGCCGCCGGACGCGACGCATAAGCACTGCGCTCGCTGCAGGGAAACCAAGCCGGTCGGCGACTTCGATCGGCGCAAAGGAGCCAAGAATCGGCCCGGCACACTCAAAGGCTATTGCCGAGAGTGCGACCGGGATTACTACAAGGAATACCTCGCCACCGAAAGCGGCCGCGATCGGTCGAGGGTGGCGCGGACGGGCTGGAGTGCCCGCAATCACGAGTACTTCTTGAACTACCGGTACGGCCTCTCACTCGCCGATTACGAGGCCCTCGTTGAGACACAGGGTGGCCGATGCGCCATCTGCCGGGTCGACGCGCCGGGCGGCAAGTTCACCAAGTGGGCAGTCGACCACTGCCACGACTCAAGCAAGGTCCGCGGGCTCCTCTGCGGGGCCTGCAACATGGGGCTCGGCCAGTTCGGCGACGACCCCGCCCGCCTACGCGCGGCGGCCGACTACCTGGAACGCCACCGCTAGCCATCACGAGACCAGAAGGGCCGGGACCCCGCAGGGCACCCGGCCCTTCTGCATGCCCTGCGAAGCCCTGCATGGAGGAAGAAATGGCCTACGTACGAGTCGCCCCATGGGAGCGCGGCGCCGCTGTCGCGCACCCGCTCACCGAACAGTTCGTCTGCCCCGACCCGCTGGTCCTCTACGACGAGGAAGACCCGCTGGTGAAGGCTCACCCGTGGCTGTTCGCCTCCGACGCGGAGATCGCGGAGAAGACCGCGGGCAAGCGCACCATCACCGAGGTGTCGGTGCCGCATGCGCCGGAGACGAAGGAAGCGAAGGCGGCGGCGGCCGCGCCGAGCCCGGCCGAAGAGCCGGAGCCAACCAAGCGCAAGCGTGCCTGACGGCGCGCTGATCGGCTATCTCGACGACGGCAACTGGTCGGCCTGCTTCGGGGTTAGCCTCCGCGATCTGTGCCTGTTCGACGCCGCCGGCCCGCAGCGGATAATCCGGCCAGGCGGCGGCGAGCTGCGGAAGACGGTTGGGGCCATGGGCCTGGCGTCTGGCCGGAATGACCTGTGCCGGCGGTTCCTGGACGAGCACGACGCCGACTGGCTGTTCATGGTCGACACAGACATGGGCTTCCAGCCGGACATCGTCGAGCGGCTGATCGCTTCGGCAGACGCGGGGACACGCCCGGTCATGGGTGGGCTCTGCTTCGCCGCGGTGCGCGTCCGTCCCGCTGCGGGAATCCATCCGCTGCACGCCGAGCGGTTCCGCATCCAGCCGACCGTCTACGCGTTCGTCACGGACGAGAACAATGCCGGCGTCGTGCCGATCCTCGACTACCCGCGCGACAGCGTTGTGCAGGTGGACGCCACCGGTGCGGCGTGCCTGCTCATCCACCGCACGGCCCTGGAGAAGGTGCGCGCGAAGGACGGCGACCGGTGGTTCGACCTCATGGTCCACCCCACCGGCGACAAGGGCAGACCAAGAACCTTCAGTGAGGATCTGTCGTTCTGTGTGCGCCTGCGGAGTTGCGACATCCCGGTGCACGTCGACACCGGCGCGCACACCACCCACGACAAGGGGTTCATCTTCCTCGACGAGGAAACCTTCGACCAGCAGATGGCCCTAGCCGGCCTGCTGCAGGAGATGGCCAAGGCGTGAGGGCCTACCAGGAGTCGACGTGGACAGCCGCCAGGCCGGACTGTCCACACCCCGAGTGGTGGCACTCCACTGATCCGCAATCCACCGAACTTGAGGTTACCGAGCTGGTGGCCGCGTTCACCCGGGCGCTGCAACCGGAGTACGTGATCGAGACCGGCACGTGCGTGGGGCAGACGGCGGAGGCCATCGGCCGAGCGCTGAAGGCCAACAGCCACGGCCGGCTCGTGACACTGGAGAACGAGCCCGACCGGGCAGAGTACTCGCGCAACAGATGCGAGGGGCTTCCGGTCGAGGTCGTGGTGGGGGAGTCGCTGGAGTTCACCCCCACCCAACCCGTCGACTTCGCCTGGCTGGATTCCCGCACAGAGCTGCGGGTGCCCGAGTTCGAGCATCTGCGTCCCTGGCTGCATGAGGGGTCGATCGTCGGGTTCCACGACACCTCCCCCCACCAGGGGGTGTGGGGCTCTCATGTTGAAGCCCTTTCCCGTACCAGGCCGATCCGGCTCCGCACACCGCGGGGCGTCACCTTCGTCGAAATCCTTGAGGGGCCGTGATGTTGTCCAAGTCCGTCAACCTGACCGAAACCGGCGGCATCGTCACGGTGTTCGCGTCGGCGGCGCGCACCGCCACGGAATCGTCGCCCGACTTCCACAACGCCGACGGCTACCGGGGTTTGGTGCTCATCATCGACGCCACCGCCTCGGCCGCTACGCCCTCTGTGGTGTTCACGCTTCAGGGCTACTCCGGGCTGGGTAGCGACTACTACACGATCCTCGCCTCGGCCGCGGTGACGGGCGCGGCGACGTCGGTGTTGCGGGTGTATCCCGCCCTGACCGCCGCGGCGAACCTCGTAGCGAACGACGTCCTGCCGCCGGTGTGGCGAGTTACCGCCACTGCTGGTGACGCGGACTCGCTGACCTACTCCGTCAATGCTCTCCTGCTGAGGTAGCGATGGCGCTGGGTGATCCGTACGCGACTCGTACCGAGCTCAAGTCGTACGTCGGCGATTCGGAGACGACGGACGACGCGAAGCACGACGACGCCCTCGCGGCCGCATCCAGGTGGATTGACCACTTCTGCCGCCGGCAGTTCAACGTCGCCTCGTCCGCCACGGCCAGAGTCTTCTACCCGGACGGCTACTCGCTGACCGACGTCGACGACATCAACACCACAACCGACCTCGTCATCGCCACCGACACCGGAAATGACGGGACGTACGAGACGACGTGGGCGTCCACCGACTACCAGCTGGAGCCGTTGAACGGAATCAACGACGGCGAGTCCGGGTGGCCGTACTGGAAGATCCGGGCGGTCGGGTCGTACCGGTTCCCGTGTGTCAGTTCGGATGAGCGGGCGCCGCTTCAGATCACCGCCAAGTGGGGCTGGACCGCGGTCCCAGGGCCGGTGAAGCACGCCTGCCTCCTGCTGGCGACCGAGGCGCTGAAGCTCGCACGCGAGGCCCCGTTCGGGGTGGCGGGGTTCGGGGCGTTCGGCGCGGTGAGGGTGCGGGACAACCCGCGCGCCGAGTCGATGCTCGAGCCCTACCGCCGCTACCCGGTGCTGGTGGCCTGATGGCCACCCTCGAGGCGATCATTCAGGCGATCGAGACTCGGCTCCAAACCATCTCCGGTCTGCGCACCAACGACATCTCGCCCGGCCAGATCACCCCGCCGTGCGCCATCGTCGGGATCCCGCCCATCCCCAGCTACCACGCCACCTTCGGTACGGGGGGTAGGTGGCGGATCGAACCAACCGTGACCGTTCTGACGTCAATGGCCATGGACCGGGCGGGGCAGCAGAAGCTCCTCGCCTACGCCGACCGGTCCGGTAGCAACTCCATCTTCGCCGCGATCGAAGCCGACCGGACCCTCGGCGGCACCGTCGAAGACTGCGTCGTCGACTCCTTCCGCCCCCTCGGCCAGTCCGAGGTCGGAGAGATCGGCTACTACGGCGGCGTCTTCGACCTGCGCGTCATCGCCCCAGGTTCCTAACCCAACGGAGGTATCCATGGCCGAGCAGGCCAGCGTAAGCGTGCCCGACAACCTGGTGCGGTGCGAGGTGGTCGGGCCGCTGCCGATCGTGTGCGCCAAGACCGGCAACGACATCGTGAAGCCGAACGACGTCTACCTCGACCCGGAGCAGACCAACATCTCCGCCCTGGTGTCGGCCGGCCACGTGAAGATCGCGAAGTCGAAGGTCTGACGTGGCCAGCTTCAGTCTCACCGACGCCACCACGTGGGTCCACGGCTACGACTTCACCACCGACATGAACGAGATTTCGCTCAGCCTGTCGGCGGAAGAGTTGGACGTCACCACGTTCGGGTCGGGCGGCTACCGGACCCGCATCGCCGGGTTGAAGGACGTCGAGTCGAACCTCAAGGGCTTCTGGCAGTCCGCCGAATCCGCTGCTGTCGACCCGCAGGCGTTCCCCGACCTCGGAACGGCAGACCGGGTCATCACCCAATCCCCCACGGGCGTGGCGGCTTCGACCGCGTACATGTACCAGGCGGGGAAGTTCACCTACGAACTGTTCGGCTCGATCGGTGAGGCGACCCCGTTCAGCCTTGGGTGCAAGGGCACCAACGGTGTCGGCGTGGTTCGGGGGCAGGTGGCCGCGGCGAAGGGCAACGTCTCCGCTACCGGCCAACTTGGGAGCATCCTCAGCCTCGGCGCTGTGGGCGCTACGCAGTACCTCTACGGGACGCTCCACGTCTTCTCCGCCGGCACAACCATCACCGTGCAGCTCCAGTCCGACGACGACGTGGGCTTCGCCTCACCGACGACGCGGGCCACGTTCAGCCTCATCACCACCACGGGCGGCAACTGGGCGGTCCGGACCGCCGGGGCGCTCGCCGAAACCCACTACCGACTCAACGTGTCCGCCATTACGGGCACGTTCCAGGTCGCCGGCGCCATCGGCATCGGCTAGGCGCGGGCGCGCCTGCGGCGCTGGCACTCCCTTGCCGCCTTGCGCTGACGATCCTTCCGGCACTCAGGCGAGCAAACGTTCGGCCGCGTTCCAACTCCCCGTTCGTATGTGAACGAGGATCCGCACATCACGCATTCTGCGGCGACGGTACCCATTACGCGTCTGTCAAGGCCGGCCTGTACCGCCTCACGGCATGTGCGGCAGTAACGGCCGCCGCGCCACTCGTAGATGTTCTCCGGCGTGAACTCGTGGCCGTTGCGGCAGTGCGTTCGCTTCCGCAGGGCTGCGGCGATTGTCTCCCCGCGCAGCAGATTGACCCGGCGCGTCACGGGCTCAAGGTGGTCGGGCCGTACGCAAGCCCTGTTGCGGCACAGGTGGTCTAGGTCGAGGCCATCGGGGATCGGCTCGCGACTCCACTCGTACACCACCCGGTGTGCCTGAAGTACCCGTCCATGCCAGCAGACGCGGCCGTAGCCAGCCGTTGACTTGGCGCCCACCCACTCCCAGCACTCCGGTGTCTTGTGAACCCATTTCATGACCCGGGCAATGTGTTTGTCCACGTCAGAACATTAGCATGAGAGGGAAGTCGAATGGCAAGCTTCGCATTCACCGATTGTCGCCTGGAGCTGAATAGCGTTGTGCTGTCTGCCTTCGGCACTTCGGCGACGCTCAACGTGTCAGCCGACGAGCTCGACGACACCGCGTTCGGCGACACCTACCGGTCACGGATCGGCGGCCTGAAGGACTGGTCGGTGAACCTGGAGTTCAACTCCGACTTCGCCGCGTCCGCTGTCGACGTGACCCTGTTCCCGCTCCTCGGCACCACCACCACCGTGAAGATCCGGCCAACGTCGTCGGCGATCGGATCCACGAACCCGGAGTACTCGGGGTCGGTGCTGGTGAGTCAGGTCAACCCGATGGGCAACGCGGTCGGGGATCTGGCGAAGGTGTCGGTGCAGTGGCCGGGTGCGGGCACCCTGTCGCGCGCTGTGGCGTAGTGCCTTCCCGCGTCACCGGCCAGGCGCAGTTGCGCGCGGTCGAGGCGCGGCTGTCCGCCGCCGGCCCACGCCTGTCGAAGGAGAACGCGCAGGCGTTGGCGAAGGTGGCCCCGGACATTGCTCGCCACATCCGGGCCGAAGTCCCGTCCCACCTTCCCCGCCGCAACGGCTACGCCGCCCTGCTCGCTGGGGATTTGGAGTTTCAGGCCAACATCAAAGTTGGTCGGGGCATGACGTTGACGGTGTGGGCGAACGGCAAACGGGAACGCCGGGATGTGCCCGCCATCAACCGCGGCGTCCTACGGCACCCGGTGTTTGGCAACCGGCAGGTCTGGGTGGCGCAGCGGGCCGGTGTGCGTAGGGGATTCGTCGACGACGGGATCCGCAAGTCGGAGCCCCTGATCGTCCGGTCCATTCGAACCGCGGCCGAGAAGGTCGCCAAAGAGATCGTGAGGTAGCGGGTTGAAGCTGCGACTGGCCGACGAGGACCGTGAGCGCTACGGGATCCCCGAGTGGATCGACGCAGACCTCGGGACTCTGACGGTGGGTGAGGCCAAGGCGGTCGAGGCTGCGGGCGGGGATCACGGCATGTTCCGCACCGGTGGTGGGATCGACGCGGTTCTGGTGCGGCTGTGGGTGTGGCTTCGCCGCGCCGGCGCGAACGTCCCGGCTTCGGTGGATGAGCTCGAGGTTAATCTCGCAGGCTACTCCTTGGCTGAGAACCCGGGAAAAGCACCATCGGTGCCAAAGTCCGCGCGTACGCGTTCGACATCTGCCGGTACTTCCCGCACCTCAACCAGTCGCCGCAAAGCCTAGAAACCCTCGACCTCGAGTTTTTCGAGGACCTGTGCGCCGCCGTAGACGAACTCCGTGCGAAGGGAGTGAACGGTGCCGGGTCCCAATGAGAAGGACATCAAGATCAATGTTGTCATTGACGAAGATGTCCGCGGGGCCAAGAAGGCGTCTAAGGCTCTAGCGGAGACACGGCAGGAAGCCGACAAGGCCAGCCACTCCTTCAAGATGATGTCCGGGTCCGCGAAGGACCTCGAGGCCGAACTCAAGGTCCTGACTGAGCAGCGGGCGCAGGCGTCGAAGCGCTACCTCCAAACCGGCAACAACGAGTACTTGGCCGAGGAGCGCAGGATCGGCCGCCAGATCGGCCTGTACAAGAAGCTCCTCGGCAACATGGGCGGCGGAACGCCCTCGGCCAGCGGCCCCGGCATTGGCGAGATGTTTAAGGGTGGCGGCTCGCCCGCCCTCATTGGCGGTATTGGGGCACTGGTTGCCGCCGCCGCCCCCGCTTTGGGTGCGATGATCGGCGGCCTCATTTCCGGCGCCGTCGTGACCGTTGGCTTGGCCGGTGGTATCGCGGCCGCGACGAAGGACGCCGGGGTTCGGGCCGCCGCGAAGGACTTCGGCCAGACCGTGAGCCGCGAGTTCTTTGCCTCGGGTGACTCGTTTGTAGGCCCGGTTCGCCAAGCTCTCGGCGGCCTCAAGAAGGACTTCCAGTCCCTGGACCTAGCGGGCACGTTCGAGCGGGCCGCGCCCTTTGTTGGCGAGTTCGCCGGCGGCATCGGGGATCTGTTCAAGAACCTCATGCCCGGCTTCAACAAGGTCATGGACCGCGCCGGGCCGTTCGTCGAGGAGTTGGCTGACGGCTTGGGCGACCTCGGTGGGGCGCTCGGCACGATGATGGACGACATGTCCTCCTCGGAGGGCGCAGTCGAGGGTTTGGAGTTGCTGTTCCGTCTCCTCAACGGGACGCTGATCGGTCTTGGGAAGACGGTTAACTTCCTGTCTGACGCGTGGGACCTCTACACCGACGTAATGGCTGGGGTCTCCGGGTTCATGGAGGACATTCCGGCCTGGCTACAGGGTCCGATGCAGCAGTTCTGGCAGCAGACCAACAACACAATGGAGTCGATGAACCAGGCCGGCAAGGACGCCGCCGAAGGTATCGACGCCTTCAGCGGCGCGGCCGGAAGTGCAGCCGGCCCGGTCAACGGGCTGGCTGCGGCGATGCGCGGGGTGAACACCGAGTTCGACAAGTACTTCAACATGCAGGCCGCTCTCGACGACACCACCATTGCGATGAAGAAGGCGTTCCTCGACTTCGGCGAGACGTTGAAGGAGAACGGAAAGCATTGGGAAGGCAACACCGAGGCTGGGTTGGAGAACCAAGCTGCCCTGCGTGACGTGGTTGACGCGATCAAGGCCAAGCGGGATGCGGAGATCGCGGCCTCGGACGGTTCGGTGGCGGCCATCGAGGAGATTAACCGCAAGTACAACGCCAGCATCGAGAAGCTCCGCAAGATGGCCTCCGAGGCGGGCATCACGAAGGCGATGTTCGAGAACCTCGCCGGCTCGTACAAGGTCGTTTGGAACGTAACGACCATCGGTCAGTCGCCGAAGTTCCCAGGCATGATGATGGGCTCCGCCACCGTCACCGTCGGAAAGGACGGGGTCGGTAGCGGCAAGATGAAGGAGTTCGCCTCCGGCGGCTCGACTCCCGCGGGCGAGATTTACAAGGTCCACAAGGACGAGTTGCTGTTCTCCAGCCGTCAGCACTATGTGGCGACCGCGGCGCAGTCTCGCGCCATTGAGAGTGGCGGCGGTATGGGCGGCGGTAAGTGGGAGGCCACGCTGAAGCCCGGCGCCGATAGTGCCCTTGCGGCCGCGCTGCTGTCCGCCCTCCGCGACTTGGTTTGGATTAAGGGCGGCGGCAGCGTGCAAAAGGCGTTCGGCCAGTGAGCATCGCGTTCCGTTCCGACGCCACGGTAATCCACTCCGGCGGAACCACATCGGTGACGGTGAACAAACCGTCGGGCACGATCGACGGGGACTTTCTGCTCGCGTACATCGCAGAGGTCGGTGTTGGGTCGATTACCAAACCCACGGGTTGGGAACTGATCGGCACCCAGGACGTCGACACGGATATGCGGATTGGCGCCTACTACAAGTGGGCGTCGTCTGAGGGCGCGTCGTGGACATGGACGCTGGGTGCTTCTGTTCTGGCGTGGGGTTGGGTTGGGGCGTTCACCGGTGTTGACCCAACCGACCCGGTGTACAACGAGGCCAGCGAACCCTACTCGTCGGGCGGGACGTCGTTCACCACCGACTCGGTTGAGCGGGTTCTGGGGTCCATCAACGTGGGCGCCATTGCGGCGTACCACACCACAACCGGTGGTACGACGTGGACTTCAACCAGCGCGGAGTACGCGGACCTCACCACGAACAACGTGGCGAGCACCAACATCACCGGCACCGTTTCCGGGTCCTCCACCCCGGCCGGGATTGACGAGGTCAATGCGAGGACGTTCACCGCGTCGCAGTCGCAGACCAAGGCTGTTGCGTGGCTCATCCCCCTCCGCCCCCTGTTCGTCCAAGCCGCGGCACCGTTCGACGTTCAGGTGCAGATGGCGTTCGGGGAAGACCCGGACAGCGACGACAGCGGATGGTCGTGGACTGACGTCACGGACAAGGTGCGCATGGCCGGCGGTGGCGGTATCGCCATCCACGTCGGGCGCAGTGGTAGTCAGTCAACAGCTGATCCGGCGCAGATCAGGCTGGTCCTCGACAACCGGGATGGCCGGTTCACCCCCGGCTACGCGTCTGGCGCCTACTACCCGAACGTTCGCCGCAACACCCCAATCCGGGTACTGGTCGACAACGTCGGGGTGGACCCCGAATACGAACTCGTCAGAGGATTCGTAGACGAGTGGCCTCCCGGCTGGTCGACGGGGGATCACGACCGGTGGGTTTCGATCACCGCGTCGGGTCGGTTCCGCAGGCTCGGCCGCAACAGTGAACCCCTTCACTCGGCGCTTCGTAGGCGGATCGAGTCGGACTCCCCGATCGGCTACTGGCCGTGGGAGGACGAGTCCGACGCCACCTCGTTCGCGTCCGCCGTCACCGGTGTTGACGCGATGTCGTTCCTCGGCGCCCCCTCGGTTGGCGCTGACTCGAATGTGGTCGCCTCCGCCCCCCTGCCAACCCTGGCCAACGGGGACGGTGGGGTGGGGTTCATTCCCGCCTACACGGGCACCCAGTGGATGACCGAAATGGCGGTCTACATCCCCACCGAACCGGCCGGCCCCATCACTCTCCTGTCGGTGTACACGAGCGGGTCGGGGGTGCGGTGGCGGGTGTCCCTCACCCCCGGCGCATCAACAGGAACCCTGGCGGTTGAGGCGTTCGACGCTGGCGGAACCGACCTCCTCGCCGCGGCCGGGTCTGTTGCTCTCGACGACACGTTCCTCTACGGCCAACCCCTGATGCTGGTCGTGACCGCGGCGAACAACAGCACCAGCGTCGACTGGACAGTCAACCTCTACAACTACGAGGGTGGCGGTGGGGCCACCGGCACCACCGCTTCCATGACGGCTGGTTCGGTGACCAGTGTTCGGGTGTTGGCGAACAGCAGCATGGCCGGTGTTGCTGTCGGTCATGTGGCGGTGTTCGACGACGCCAGTTTGGGCGGGAGCCACTTCTCCGCATTGGACGGGGAAGCGGGGGAGGCGTCGTCTATCCGCCTTAACCGGCTGTGCACCGAAGAGGGTGTGCCGTTCAACCTGAACGGCGACGATGACGACGACAAACTCATGGGCCCCCAGACCCGGGCGACCCTCCTCAACCTGCTCCTCGAGTGCGAAGCGGTTGAGGGTGGGATCCTGTTCGACTCCGCCCCCGGACTCAACGAGGTCCCCGGCGGCATCTGCTACATGCCGTTGGTCGCGTACCTGAACCGCGACGTCGACATTGAGATCGACCTCGACGCTGGGGAACTCGCGCCACCGTTCGCCCCCACCTACGACGACCGTTTCATCGTCAACGACATGGAAGCGTCCCGCCCCAACGGCTCATCGGCTCGGGTAGTCGACATGGACGGGCCGGTCGGGGTGACGGCGGAGGGCCGGTACAAAGCCACCCGCTCCTACAACACGTACCTCGACACCGACCTCCCCAACCTCGCCGGTTGGGAAGTCCACGTCGGCACCGTCGAGGGCATGCGGTACCCGCTGGTGCGGATGAACTTCCGCCGATCACCCGACCTGTTCCAAGCCTGGCTGGAGTCGCCGCAGATCGGGGCGAAGATCCGCCTCACCAACATGCCCACCGGCCACTCGCCGGACGACGTAGACCTGATCGTCGTCGGGTGGGACATGTTCCTCAACCCCCACGAGTGGTACCTCGCCGCGGTCACCATCCCCGCCTCCCCCTACACCGTGAGGGTCCTGGCCGAAACGTCCGGCGACACCGACGAACTGCTGGGCTGGCTGGACTGGGACACCTGCACGTTGGACACGGGTGTGGATGACAACGACACGTCGTTCCTCGTCAACGCCGACCCGTTGGACACCACCACGGCGGACGACTTCCCCCGCGACTGCTTCATTGGCGGCGAGCTCGTCACCGTCACCGCCTGCTCGGGCGGGTCCCAACCCCAGACCTGGACCGTCACCCGGTCGGTCAACGGGGTTGTGAAGTCCCACCTCGCCGACGAGGTCATCACCCTCGCCGACCCGATTATCCTCACCCTCTAAGGAGCGACGTGTGGCTTGGACAACGTTCCCGTCTGCCGGCTCGAAGCTGCGTGCGTCCGTGCTGCAAGCGCTGATCTCGGAGATCCGTCCAACGGGTGCGCGGAAGACCGCCAACGAAACGGTCAACAACTCCAACACCCCGCAGAACGATGACGAATTGTTCGTCACCGTCGCCGCCTCAACTCTGTACACAACCAAGGGTCTGCTCATCTTCACCTCGGGCACCACCCCCGACTTCCGCTGGACGTGGAGCCTCCCGTCCGGGGCGTCGCACTCCACCAACGTAAAGATCTTCTCCCGGTCCCTGGCTGCCCCGTCGCAGATGGTCGACACCCGAACGTTCATCACCGGCAACAGCGGTGCTGACGGCTTGGGAACCACGCTCTCGAGCCAGGGGCAGATCATCGAGTTCACCGGCTACATCCTCACCGGCGCCAACGCCGGCACCGCGCAGTTGCAGTGGTCGCAGAACACCGCCAACGTGTCCGACACCATCCTGTACGCCGGCTCCTACATCGAGCTAAAGCGGATCACCGCGTCGTAGCAAGGGAGGACGGATGGCAACTGCCGCGTACTACCAGTGGGTGAGCGCCGGCAAGCCCCTCACCCCATGCATCCCCATCCGCCAAGTCGTCGAGCGGTTGAAGCTCGCCTTCCCGAAGGCGGCGGCGAAGAACCTGTTCTCCTGGTACGCCAACGACGCCCACTACGAGGCTGAGCCGGCGCAGGACCACACCCCGTTCAGCCAAACCGGCTGGCCCCTGCCGTCGCCCTGGTACGTGGTGTTCGCGACGGACATTATGCACCGCCCCGACCTCGGGGTGGACTGCCACAAGCTGTTCGCCTACTGGATCGCCGAGGCCCGCGCCGGGCGGATGCGGTGGCTCAAGTACCTGATCTGGCAGGGCAAGAGCTACGACGTCCGCAACGAATGGGCGCCGCGGTCAGCGTCGGGGCACTTCGATCACATCCACATGTCCACACGCACCGACCATCAGAACACGCACCTGGGGACCTGGTCCCTGATACCGGAGGAGGACGAGTTGGACGCCAAACAGGCCGAACAGCTGGCTTCGATCAGCGACCGCGTCGGGTACGCGCTGGCCAAGGGGCAGTCGCCGGCGCCGAGGGGTTGGACGGCTGACCCGGACGACACGGAGCCGCTCTGGATCGTCGAGTTCCTGACGGGCATCAAGGCGAGTGTCGACCAGATCGCCGCGCCCGTGGTGACGGTTGACCCCGAGGCGATCAAGCAAGCGCTGCTCGACCCCGAGGTTCAGGCTGCCATCGCGAAGGCGGTTAACGACGACGCAGCCGCGCGCATGGCGGACTGAGCGTGATGCCAACCGCCGACGACGAGATGTCCATACGCGAGATAGCCCGGACGATCGCAGACTTCCGGCAGGAGTTCCGGTCCCAGATCGGGCAACTCCTGCGCGCGGATGTGTACCGCGCTGAACAAGCCGCGTTCGAACTGCGGATCGTCTCGCTCGAGAAGGACCGCGACGCGTCCGAGCAGAACGCAGCGAACACCCGACGCATCGCCATCGGTGCTGTCCTGACCGGTGTCATCACCGTCGTGGTCGGGCTGCTACTGGTCGCACTGAAGGGATAGGTCCATGAAGATTGCATACGTGAAAGCGCTCGCCGAGCGGGCCGTGAAGACGTTCGCCCAGACGCTCGGCGCCGCCCTTGGTGCTGGTGCCGCCGACCTGCTGTCGGTGGGCTGGAAGCAGGCCCTCAGCGTGGCCGGGTTCGCCGCGCTCCTGTCGGTGCTGACCTCGGTTGGCTCGGCCGGGTTCGGCAACGACGGCCCGTCTCTGGCGGGCGAGCAGCTGGACACCAAGTGAGCAGACGCGCGGCGAACCCGGCCACGCTGAGGGCCTGCTT